GACCTAAATGGGGACGGCAAAGTTGATATAAAAGATGATATGATTAGAGCAAAAAAGAAAGCTCACAAGTACAACTATAAGCCTAGTAACGCACACAATGAATAGAACAATGGCAGAAGCAAAAACTCACTATAGGGCCTCTTTAGGTCATGGGGTAAAGATGGTTACAGAAACCACACTAAAGCAGAACTTTCCTAATCCAACGGGAGCTGCAATTACAAGCTTCGTAATATATGCCAATGAATCCACAATAACAGTAGACGCCAGTAATGAATCGTTCTCCCTAGTCGGAGAAGGCTCATATGCAGGCATAGACAACAGTTTTACATATGGAATAAACTCCTTTGTAAATACCGTAGTCACTAAAAATTTAACAGAAACAAGAAAATTTAATAATACTAGTGGAGCCTTCGGTGGCTTATATCTCGTTACTAAAGATACCAATATGTTATATAGAATGGTATCAGATGGAACAACCGTAACCGCAGTTAGAATTATGGGGTTTGGCAATATGAATGAAAATCGCCTACCATGGTTCAATGGGAGCGTACTCACAGGCACAGAATTAGTCTGGGTTTAAGCTAAGCGTCCGAAAGGACAGATAAGGGGAGAGATATGATAGATCTTCTAGTATGGATTACTAAATTAATTTCAGTAATTCCAACAATCGTATTAGGTGCATCACTGATTGCAGCTTTAACGCCTACACCAGTAGACAACGGTTGGTTAAAAAAGATTTACACAGTTATCGATTGGTGTGCGTTAAACGTAGGCCGAGCGAAGGACAAGTAAACTATTACAATGAGCCCCGTAGAGGGGCTTGTTCTGACCTTTAAGGAGGTACCATGGATCTGTATGAAAAATTCGAGTTACCAAGTCAAATGCAAAGGATTGAGAAATCTGTAGCCATCTTGATTATGCAACATCGAAAAAGACTAGAGAAATTACACAAGTTGAAAGATTACACAACAATGAAAAAATGTGACTTTCGAGATGAACAATTAGATAAATTGTTAAACAGAGGATAAAATCATGAAAATGAGACTATTAGGAGCAGAAACAGCTTGCGGTACTAACGTAGGCGGAGCTTCAACATTTTTAAATTCTAACTATGTTAGAGTTTTTAATAATACCGCTACAGTCCAAGTCGTGACAGTAGCAAACGCTGCCGATGTAACATTGGGAAGCATTAAAGTATCTGCATTTGGTACTGAAATAGTATATAAAGAAACAAGCGACCAAATATTTGCAGCAGCAGCTACCGTATTCGGTACACCAGTATTCGTAGACTAATGGCAACTAAAGACCCCAGGTTAAAAAGGGCTGGAGTTAGTGGTTTTAATAAGCCTAAAAGAACACCGGGACACAAAACCAAATCACACATTGTGGTGGCTAAAAGTGGTAGTCAGATAAAGACTATTCGTTTTGGACAGAAAGGTGCTAGTACTGCTGGTGCGCCAAAAGCTGGTGAATCAGACAGAATGAAAGCAAAAAGAAAAAGTTTTAAAGCAAGACACGCAAAAAACATTGCGCGTGGTAAAATGTCCGCCGCTTATTGGGCCGACAAGGTTAAATGGTAAGGAGAAAACTATGAAAGGAATGTATGGAAAGAAAAAACCTACGAAGAAGAAGCCTGCGAAGAAAGCTGGTAAGAAGAAATCAGGTGGTGGGTTAACAGCAGCACAGAAGAAGTTGCCTAAAGCACTTCAAATGGCTATGATGAAAAAGAAGAAGAAGTAATGCCTAGAAAAGCTACGACTAAAAAGAAAAAGTCAACAGTAAATTCAGCAGGTAACTACACTAAACCTACTATGCGTAAAAATTTATTCAATAGGATAAAAGCAGGTAGCAAAGGTGGAGGCCCAGGCCAGTGGTCTGCAAGAAAAGCCCAGATGTTAGCATCAGCTTACAAGAAGGCTGGCGGAGGATATAGAAAATAATGAAAGGCGTAAAACACTATAAAAAAGATGGAACAGAACATAAAGGCACTTCTCATAAGATGCCTAATGGAGAGTTACATACAAACAAATCTCACACTAAAACAAGTGTAAGGCTTTTTCACTTTAAAGATCTAAGCAAGACAGCAAAAGTAAAAGCTAAAGGTAGAAAGTAATGGCTTTAAAGAAGTCACAGAAGTCCTTAAAAAAGTGGACTAAACAGAAGTGGAGAACCGCTAGTGGCAAGAAGTCATCTAAGACTGGAGAAGTATATGCTCCTTCAAAAACTATAGCTAAACTAAAATCTACCGCAGCAGGTAAGAAGAAACTAGCGGCAGCAAATCGAAAGAAGAGAGCTGCTAGTAAGAAAGGAAAACAACACGCTAGCCATGGGCTACACAAAGGAAGAAAGAGATGACACAAGTAAGTGGGCAGAAATTATGGTTGGATGAAGGAATAGTACATGGTACTAAATTTATGAAACAACTAATGAATACTGAAAAGAAAAGACCATTGAGTCCAGCAGAGGAAAACCTTAAGAATCTTTCTGCCGCTTATGTATACTTATATAACAAGGCTCTCGTTCTAGGAATACTAGAAGAGGATGAAGAAAATTTATTTGAAGACGAGATATTGCATTGATACAAGTAAGTAGAACAGACATCTTATCAGATGGTTTAATGAAGTTTAATGATAACAGATTCATTAAGCTACCAATCGACGGCTATATGGATTTGTTAGGAATAACTCCTAATACTTCTCAACACGCCATTATAAACGCAATCAACAACCCAAAATATCGTTTCGTTACTGCAGCCGTTTCTAGGAGGCAGGGCAAAACTTATATTGCAAATATTATAGGACAATTAATCACTTTAGTTCCAGGAGCTAATGTATTACTTATGTCACCCAACTACTCACTATCCCAAATTTCTTTTGAACTTCAAAGAAGTTTAATCAAACATTTCGATTTAGAAGTTACTAGAGATAATGCTAAGGATAAAGTTATAGAACTTACCAATGGTTCTACAATCCGTATGGGTTCTGTCAATCAGGTTGACTCTGTAGTTGGTAGAAGTTACGATTTAATTATCTTTGATGAGGCCGCACTTGTGGATGGTAGAGATGCCTTCAATGTAGCACTAAGACCTACACTAGATAAAGAAAATTCTAAAGCAATCTTTATATCTACTCCAAGGGGTAGGAATAATTGGTTTGCAGAGTTCTGGCATAGAGGATTCAGTGATGAGTTTCCAGAATGGTGTTCTGTAAAAGCTACCTACCATGAAAAT